GAGAAAATTGGCAAGCTCTTGAGGGTTCGCCCACGGCAAGGGTGCCTGCAGTCTGGCTTGACCTCTAAGCACTGTCTGAAACGTCTGCTTGAGTAGGGTGGGGTCGTTTGGCTCAAGGCGTTTTTTCTTTGGTGGCAAGTGTTGCAGTGTTGCAGGGGTCATTTAGGTGTTTTCTTACAAGTCGTTACGGTTTGTGCCATGAATGCTGTTGTTGCTGCTACTTATTTGATAGCGCTAAAAAGGCCATATGTTACAGAATAGGCGGTTTTTAGGTTAGATTTTGGCTAGAAAACGGGTTGCTACCTTGGAATTTTCGAAAGCGCCAATTTAGAGAATCAGTTTTAAATAAAAAACAAAAAGTAAAAACTCCAAAAACCCCCTGTCAGTCGATCTACCCTAAACACACCAAAAAAAAACCTCTTTCTTATATATATATTGTAATTATTATTTTTTTATGTCTAATTTTTAAGCACTGTTTTTCACATTATGAGAAAGTACCCAAAATTGCCATGAAAACAGAAAATGACCTAAGAAACCTTGCCACAGAGCAAAAACTGTTGTATAAAATACACAACTATTGACTTTATAGACAAGACTGTGCTATAGGAAAGTTTCCTGAAACACCTTGCCATAGGCGGTTTTCGGGCTTTGTTCGGGTATCTAAGGCCTGCCGTCTTGGCCTGCCTGAGTCCTAGACCCGGCTGCTGGCCTGCCTGCTGGCCTGCCTGCTGGCCTGCCTGCTGGCCTGCCTGCCTGCTGGCCTGCCTGAGTCCTAGACCCGACTGCTGGCCTGGCTGAGTCCTAGACCCGACTGCTGGCCTGCCTGCTGGCCTGCCTGCCTGAGTCCCTAGACTCGACTGCTGGCCTGCCTGCTGGCCTGCCTGCTGGCCTGACAAGACCTGCAAACCTAGGCCGACAAACCTGACAACAGAAACGGTTCCCAGACTTGAGGTTGTCGCAGTCGCTGCCGGGCCTGCAGTCGCTGCCGGGTAACTTAAACAGAAAAGCCCCTGTGCGAGACTTTTCTGTTTAACGGGTTGCCTACGAGCAACCCTCGAAAATTAGGGCCTAGGGTCACCCTCATAGCCTAGCGAGGTCAGCCAGTCCCACATCTCGCGGGCTTGAGACAAACCCTTGACACGGGTTACGAACGGACGTGACTTGTCCAGCATTACTATTGCGATAGTCATGGGAAACCTTTTTGAAAAGCAGTGCAAAAACGCACTACAAAGCCCTGCAAGGCTTTGTAGTGAATTTTTCAATACCTAACCCGCAGGGAGGGTATGCGGCCCTGCTGCTCGAACCCAAACTTGCTGTACAGTTTGTACAGCCTCTCATGGTCACCGCTGGCCGCGTACGCTACAACGGCCATGTTGCTAGCAGGGAACAGGTCAACTAGCTGCTCTAACAACTTGCTAGCATCACCCCGCTTGCTGCTGCTTAGACCGGTAATGACGATGCCGCCTATCCCGGCGGCATCATCTACGTCTGCCATGTCATCATCTGTGACCATTCGATAGGACAAGGCCGCGAACGGCGTTGACAATGTGAACATTTTGGAAACCTTTACTTAAAAACTAACAACATCGTTAGCCTTAAAAACCCTTGTGAAGGCTTTTAAGGCTAACCCCTAGGGTAAGGGGTTAGCAAGTGAAAATAAGCGCGTAGCGGGCTGTTTGATGGCCTGCTACGTTGCAATATGCTTTTAAGGGCATTGTGTAAATGCTTGCGTGGTGCAAGCGTCATGATTCGGGCCATGTGTAACCCTCTTACAACGGACGTAAGCTATCCCTGCCATACCCGTAGCAGTCGCATCAAAATTGTGTATTTAGCAGACGCGTAAGAATCAGATTTATCAGTTAAGGCACATGGCCCATCTGAAACATTGCCCGTTGCCGGGTTTGGTTTGGCTGATTAATCGTTATCTGCACTGACAAGGAATTTAATCCGGTCAGTCATCACGCCTTGACTATCGGCGTGGCACAAGGGACTAACGTAGAAACCTTAACGCTACTTCCGTATTTTCTAGTCGCGCTTTGTAGCTTGCTATGCTTGCAAAGTTGTCACGCTCTCAAAATGCTTATTCAATTAAATCCGTTATTAACACCCGGTAGAGGAATTTGACGGTGAAGTCAGCGGGGACTGCAGTTGCTGCGGCTCTGTGATTTACTTAATACGCTCAAAATTTAATTGTGAACTTATTTATTTCTACTGTTTTACTTGTGTTGTGCAACCCCTAAGGCACGCTGACAGTGATAAAGTTACTTTATCGCGTGGTATCAGGGTTGCTATATGACTTGCAAAGCGTACACGTTGATTAACGTTCTATGCGCCCACCGAATACAGCACATTTAAGCGAAGTAAACGATAGAACGACCGAGCTAACGAATAAGTACCCGTTAATCTAAATGCCGATAGCTTTACAAATTTTTAAGGGGCTTGTCGTAACGACGATGCAACCGATCTAACGATCACATCAACGAAATAACTATCAACACCCTTGCCACAATCAAGCGACAAGCCATTGAACCGCGAAGCGGGTTACATACCTATTGGCATATATGTAAGGGTCAAGCCCTTACATATATGCCATGCCTTGTTACGGGCATGGCGTGAGGTTGACTACATGGGGGGGATTGTTGCCAGTTGTTTGGCAACTGCAGCTTGTAGGGTTTCAAGCTGTGTAGGGGTGAACCCGGCCAACGCGTTGATAATGATGTCAACGCTAGGAGCAGGAGCAGGAGCAGGAGCAGGAGCAGGAGCAGGAGCAGGAGCAGGAGCAGGAGCAGGAGCAGGAGCGGCGGCTTTTTCAGCACGCTTTTTCTCAAGTTCACGCGCCGGGGTATCAATTAACATATCAGTTAATTGAGCCTTCACAGCGTCCGCTAGCGTTTGGTACACCCCCATATCGGTGCAATCCTTCAAGGACTTGCAAGCTATAGCCATTACTACGGATCGCGCATCAAACCATTGTTGCGTTTTTGACGTAACCGATTTATCCGCCTTATATTCAATAAGGCCCGCCATGTTGATGGTGATGGAATCCTTTTCACCTAGGCCGCTATGGGCCTTGTGAAGCGCAAACCCGGTAAAACCCTCGATAACCGACGCAAGGCCCTTTGCCTTGTTTCCAAGGGCTTTAACCTCCTTGAACGTGTCCTTGTTGAAGCACTGCGAAAACTTTGCCTTGATCTCCGACAATGAAACAGGCTTGCCCTTAGGCAAGCCCACAAATTCCGGCGTGGTGGTGGTGGTGACTTTGGAAACTGTAGCAACTTTGGACATGATAGAAACCTTTGAATAAAAACCAGATAAGTAAGTGATCTGGCAACACGCTAACAATTAAATTTTTGTCAGTGCATACATTCTACTATGCTTTTTGACAACCCGCACAAAATAAATAAAATATTTTTATCTACTTGGTGCAACATGACAACTTATTTATTTTTGTCACTGGTGTAATTCTAATCCAGTAATGTGCTGTTCCGTTACCACAATGTGTAATACAATGTAACAGTCTGGATTGTAGTTAGTTTAGTGGGTTGTGATGTGTATGCAGTTTAGCCGGGTTACCAGTCTTAGGCGGGTTACCAGTCTTAGGCGGGTTACCAGTCTTAGGCGGGTTACCAGTCTTAGGCGGGTTACCAGTCTTAGGCGGGTTACCAGAGCGACGCCATGCACCACTTTGGTGCAGATGCCGGGTACACATTCAAGCCCACCAGGCAAGGCGCGGCGCTACCAGCCCTCCGAAAACTGGAAAAGGTACTTTGAAACTTTTCAAGCCAACTTCTACAGCAATGCTACACTCGCCAGCATCATGCCCAAAAGAACCAACACCCTCGCCCACAAGCTCACGCCCGACATCCTCGACCAACTCCAAAGCCGCAGCGTCAAGCACCAAGACATTGCCGAGCAGCTTAACGTCAGCCCCACCCACTTGAGCCGCACCCTTGCCGAGCAAAAGTTCAAGCGAACGCCCAGCCCCGACGTTATCGAGCGAAAGAAAGCCAGCCTTATCTACCGCGCTCGCGCTGAAAACAGGCAAGTCATCGCCCAGAAAGTCGTGAACAAAACGCTTGACATCAAAACCGCACAAGAAATAGCCAATTGCAGCGAGCGCACCCTGCGCCGTTACATGGCAAAAATCAAATGAGCCTTGCCAGTTACACCTTGAATCAAGGTCAGCAAGCACCTAAAGCCACAGGTTTCGGGGGTATGAGCCAAGAAGAATTGCTCAATGCAAGAGACGAAATCGACGAATTGCTGACGGAAACACGCCTAAAAGACGTAAATATCTCCAAAGAATTGCTACTTCAGCTCAAAAAAGCCAAGTTATTGCAGAAAAACACCGAAGAAGAGCAAGATGTGCCTGCAAACCAGCGTGCGCAAGTGCAAAACAGCCTCGGAACGGTGTTAACCAACCTTGCCAAGCACCAGCAAGCCACCTACACCGCCGAAAGGTTCAAGATGCTGGAAACCGCCGTCATCAAGTGTGTCAAAACCTTGCCAACCGAGGCGCAGGCTAAGTTCTTTGAGCTTTATATGAGCGAAGCAGAAATAGGGCTGTCTTAATGAGCTTCTTGGATGACCACTTCGCTAGGCTGAAGACCGCCGTAGATGAGTCTTACGACTTGTCGCAGATTCCTCGTTGGATTACAGATAATACCTACCTGAAGGGTCAGAAATACTCGTTCAAAGACCATGAATTTCAAGAAAGGGTCTTGAGCGACACGTCAAGAATCGTCAACGTCTCTAAGCTGGCTCAAGTCGGTCTGTCGGAGGCGATGGCCCGCTGGCTATTAGGCGTTTCTGAAGTGTTTCCAGGCTTTGGTGTCATTTACACGATGCCATTCTCAGGGGACGCCGAAGGGTTCTGCCGCACTAGGATTGACCCTATCATTGCCAGCAGCCCACGCCTAAAGGCAGCTCTTAATCCAAAGCTGAATAACGCAGAGGTCAAGCAGCTGAACGACTCGCTTCTCTACTTCAGAGGCACTAACGGCAAAACACAGGCAATTTCGACGCCAGCCGATGCCATTTTGTCAGACGAGATTGATAGGTCTGACCCAGACATTTTGAAGCAATTTACCTCAAGGTTGAAACACAGTTCCTACGCCTTGAGACGAAATTTCAGCACACCGACAATACCTGGGTGGGGGATTTCGCAGGAGATGGAAACGTCTCGAAGATTTAGAAATCTCTGCAAGTGCTGCCATTGCAATAATTGGTTTCTTCCGAGCTACTTCGACCACGTTAAGATTCCAGGCTACACACGAAGTCTGCGTGAGCTTAACAAAGGAAATATTCATCACACGCGCTATCTTGAGGCTGCATTAATTTGCCCGCACTGCGGAAAGGTTCCGTCACTACAGCCAGAGCATCGCCAATGGGTACAAGAGAACCCTAACGACGCCTACGAGGCTGTAGGTTATTACATCAGCCCGTTTGACGCCCCAGCTTTCAATACCCCGGCTAAACTGACATTTGCGAGCACTGAATACGGGAAGTACTCCGAGTTCCTCAATCAAGAGCTAGGACTCACTAGCGAAGATAGCTCAGAAGCCTTGACGTTGCAAGACTTGAACGACGCTAAAACCAGCACCGATCTTTTTAACTCAAACCCGCACTGCCTGGGCATTGACATGGGCCTGACTTGCCATATCACTGTTGGTCGTCTGGATTTCGCTGGTACGTTATTCGTTGTTCACAGGCAGGAAACTCTAATCGGTGACCTTGAAGAAACTGTAGTTACTCTAAAGAAAAAATTCAAGATCATCAACACCGTCGTTGACGCTATGCCGTACACAGATACGGTGATACGGATGCAGCGAAAAGACAAGAGTATTTACGGCGCGTCGTACAATACGTCAAAAAACTCGCCAATCTTTGAAATTAAGAAACACGACGGCGACGAAAAAAGCGGCAAAATGCCAATAAACTTGGCAAAGATCAGGAACGACGAGGGTTTCGATCAGCTTCTCGGTCTGTTCAAGGCCAAGGAGATAAAGATATTTATCCAAGATCAGGTGCTAGACGAGACGGCTGACCGCCACTACCTAGACATGCTTCGAGTACAGCTTTACGACGAGAATAGAGATTTTTCCTACAAGTGGAAAAAGTCGAAAGTCGCGCAAGACCATTTCTGGCATTCGCTCCTCTACTTGCTGGCCGCTTGTCGGTTGAGAGGGGCCTCGGTAGCAGGCTCGCTAGCTTTAGGTATGCCTGTTAGGGTGGTCAGAGCGATTCAGAGGTGACCCGGAAGGGGTGATATTTGATTTCAGCGGCTTTTCTGGCAGCTATCGCGTCTGCAATGTTGTTGAAGAAGCCTAGGCGTATTCTTTCTCTGTGTAAGGTAATCCTAGCCTGCCATTTACCATTGGCTTCCGACCAATTAACGCCTTTGGCACCTGATTTATTCTTGGAATTTATCTTAGCGTTTTGTAGGTTCTCACTGCAGGAAAGCTTTCGTAAATTGCACAGTCTGTTGTTTAGCTTGTCTCTGTCTATGTGGTCAATGTGCTCACTGACGCAAGGTGCGCCGTCAGAGAAGTACATCGCAAGCCTGTGGGCCTTATGCAGCACACCGTCTAACCTTATTGCCAAATATCCTTTAGAGCATACACCGCCCGCAACATTCCCTGATCTGGCTCTCCGCCCTAAGTTAACTTTCCAAGTAAAAACGCCAGTCTGAGGGTTGTAGTCCAAAACCTCTCTCAATCTTTCGACAGAGAGCTTTGACGTGGTAAAATAACGCTTGCTCATGTGCCTGCTCCTTAATAGCATTAATGTGGGAAGTTGGTCACCAAGCCTGCAAGCTTGGTGACCTGCGCAAATGTTAGCACAAATCTAGCCCGACCTAGGTTAGAATCGCGGACATGCTCGACACCCTAAAATCAAAACTCAAGGCCGCAGTCCAAAAAGCGACAGGGAAAAGTCAGCTTCAAGAACAGCCTATCCCTAAGATAACAGCGAAACTCCAGCAATCATTTCCGGCCTACGTCACTTCAACCGCCACATCAACGGCAGCCGTCACAAAAAATGACGTCAACATCGCCAACCTTGACCTAACGGCAAACTACCGATTCGGTGCGTCAACAGCCGAGGTCGTCCGTAATCTAGCAAAAGTAAATCCCGACCTTGCAGGCGCTGTGTCAGCTCATTTAAGAATTGGCATCCCCGAAAAATACTGCGCTTTCGCCTACAACCCCGACGGAAGCTTTAACGTCGAAGCGACAAGGCTCGCCCTCTCCCTGCTTGCCAGATGGCAAACATCGCCGGATTATTCAGTAGGATTTAGCCAAACTGACAGTCTAAGAAGCGTTTTCGAGGCTCTAGGCAAGGAAGGCATCCTGTACGGCGGGATGCTTGTCGAGCTGGTTCTGGATAAGCAACGTCTGCCGAGTTACTTGCAGCCCATCCACGTCCCGCAAATAAAATGGTTTCAAGATGATAAGGGATTACGCCCAGTCCAAGTAGTTGGAGGGGTAGATGTAGATTTAGATTTCCCAACAGTCATGTACGTGGCAATTGACCCCGTGCTCACCGACCCGTACCCGCAGTCACCTATTGAGTCGGCCATCCAGCCCGTCTTGGCGAGTATGCAGTTCCTCAATGACTTGCGGAGGGTGTGCGCGAGGCATACCTATCCGAGATACGATGTCAGCCTCGACGAAGAAAAGCTCAAAGCATCCATACCCCTCGAAATTCAAGCCGACAACGAGAAGCTGGCGACCTACATCAACAGT